AATTCATATAAAGTACCATTATTATCTCCAACTCTACGAATAACTTTACATTTACCATCTTCATAAATAAATTCATCATATATTGTTGGAGATAAATAACGCAAATACTTTAACCCTATATCATATTCTACATCATCAACCATTAGTATTGAACTTAAAGGATAAAGTGTTGAACTTGGATATAAGTTATCACTTGGGAATAGCAAACTCATACTTCCATAAATGCTTAAATAGTGTAATATTCCTTCGTGTGCATTTTCTAATGTTACACTACCATTACCATTTATTGTGTTAGATACATCTACCACTTTTCTTGAAAGTGCTTCTATTTCTGCCTCGTTTTTTCTTGTTATTATATATGCTTGATTTATTCTTTTATCAGTTGTATCTGCACTTTTATAATCAGTTTCACTTTCTTTTGGCATATCATTATATATTGTTTGCTTATATCCACTTGTTAAAATTATTTCATCATTAAAGATATAACTATTATATGTTTTGTCCTTTGTAGTAAATACTACTTCATCTAAAAAGCCTACATTTCCATATCCTACTAATTCAGTATCGTATATATCATATTCTATACCAAATAATTGTGTAGAAAGTACGTTCAAATATTCATCTCTATCATTTTCACGCATTAGTTGATTATCTACTATCTTAAATTCGTGCAAACCATTCAAAGCAATACTTTCATCATCTTTTATATAAACATTATCACTTTCTCCACCTCGACTTAATACTATTGAATTTATTGGTCCAAAGTGTTCCCCAAAATCTATATTAGAGTTTTTAAGTATATCATCATTTATATTTATTGTATTTGTTCCTAGTTGCACTATTTTAACAACATTGTTATCAATTTTAAATAAAACTCCATTGGCTACTGCAATATCATCTAATACATCTCTATATGTATAACCAATGTTTGTATAAATATCACTTGCCATTGTTCTTGAACCATTTGGCAAACTAACTATATCAGTTGTATATCCTAGTTTATTAAGCAAGGCAAAGAAGTAATTGTTTATTGTTATTGGATATGTTACCTCTAAAGGCTCATAATCTACCATAGATTTAACAAAACCATCATAAACTATATATGTATATGTTAATTTATTTGCGTCATATTTTGGCTTTTCTTTAACATAATAAGGTCCAAATGTTTTAGTTTGAGTATATTCTTGATATTTTGCTTCAATCTCAATATATATGCTACCTTTTAGTTCCTCTTGTACTATTATTTCTGCACCTTGTATTGCAGTTCTTAAAAGTTCACTCTTTTTGATTAGTTTTATTCTTTGTAAATTATCATCATTGACATATGTAGTTGTTCCATTATAAACATAATAAATGTGTTTTAATATTCTTTTCCCAACTTGTTGAATTATATCGTTATACATCATCTCTTATAGCCACCCCTTTTAAGTCAAATGAAAATGGTTCATAATCTCCATCCCAATAATCAGTTTTGGCAGTTATTGCAGTTCCATAGAAATACTCTGTCTTATCTGCACCATTATTATTTGAATTAGGATATGTTAATTGTATTATTGGAACTTCAAATATTTGTTTAAAAGAAGTCATCTGTGCTTTTGTTAATGGTCCAACCTCAATATGTATATCGGTTATATAACCAACAAATGTTCCTGTGAATTTCGCATTGTTAGTATTTCTTCCTGCGTCATCTCCCCAAGTTGGTTCCAACTTATCTTGAAAACTTGTTATAGGATATGTTTGACTTATTGTTTTTATGTTTGCCATAATTATCCTCCATTTCTAGCAAATTCATCTTCCATATTGATTTGCTTCGTTACTCTTGAGAAAACTCTTCCATCCATTTCATTTGTTAAATCAAGTTTTATTCTAATATGTTTACCTATTTTTTCTCCAATTCTTTCCATAGCAGTTTCATCAGAAAGTGGCAATACTCCTTCTTGCCCTCTTTCTCCACCAATTGCTCCTGTTAGTGGTACACCTCTGCCGGGATAATTAATAATACCACCTGTTGCTAAATATGAGGCTCTAGGTATTTTAACATTTGTTATCGACCAATTTTGACCTGTAACTCTACCTATTAAAGTAATCATTTGTCTTAATGGTGAGAAAACCATATTAATGATATCTATTAATCTATTAATAATACTAACGATTTTGTTACCAAGACCTCTCGTTATTGAAATGAAACCACCCACAAAATCTCCTTTAAAAATTAATAAGATACCATCAAAAACATCTTTCATTGGTCGAATAAACCCGTGAATAGTATCTACAAAGAAATCATAAAGACCATCTAAAATGCCTAAAAAGAAAGCAAACAATACACCTGTGTTGTCTTCAACCCAATGTATAAAGCCATCTATTAGTTCTCTCCCTTTAGATAGAAAATTTGATATTTCTTCGTAAAAAGCAACATATGTTCCTACTATTGCAACCCCAAGACCAATTAATGCTAATGATACCGAACCAATAACAATACCTATTCCTGTTATTATTATTCCAATGTCTTGAATTATTTTCCCAAATTCTTTCCAAGTTGTTCCGTGGTTTTCTAATGAACTATCTAATTTATCTATATAACTAGATAAGTCTTGAACTAACTCAACTATTCCTTCGAGTGCTATCGCAACACCAAACCCTTGCAATGGTGTTAAACCTAACTTAATTGCAACTAAACCTGCACCTATCATAAATAATAATTTTTGAACTAAATCACCATAATCTGCTATCCATTTTAACCAATCAGGAACTTCACCTTGTGGTAGCATTTTAGATAAATCTACGCTTGGTATTGCACCACCACCACCACTTGCTCCACCACTAGAAGTATCTTGAGAACTTAATTTATTGATTTTATCAAAGCCAAGTAAATCTTTTCTTGCTTCCTTTATGTTTTTTGCCATAGTTCCACTTGCTTTTGCATTCTTTTCCATACTTTCTGCACTTGCATTAGCAAATAAGTTAACACCAAACCAAGCCTGTGCAATATAGTTTATGTATTGTAATAAGGTAAATACTAAACTAACTATGTATTCAATTAATGGTTTTAATGCCATTGCTATTACATATCTAATGTATTCCATATTCTTTGCTAGTTGTTCATCATATTGAGATAATGTTGACATAGAACTTCTAATTAATGTCATAGCACTTCTAACACCCAATAATGTTAAACCCCATCTAACAATGCTTCTACCTACATTTGAAGCCGATTTGTTTACATTACTTAAAGTATCTTGAACTTTCTTAAAACCTTGATTATTAATTTGATTTTGTTTTCTATATAAATCATTTAATTTGTTATTTGCCTTTTCTAATTCTACATTTATATCTTGATATTCTTTTGTGTTAGGTTTAAAACCCTTAAGTTGGCTAGTCAAATCTTCTATATTATCTTTAATTTGTTCTATTTGTTTATCAAAATTCTTTGTATCTACCTTGGTTTTTAAAACTAAAGCATTCTCCATTGACTATCTCCTTTCTAAAAGTTTGTAAAACTCTTCATTATTTTTTCTTTGTTCAGAAGTAAATTCCTTTTTAATATTCTTTTTTAAAGCAACTTGCTTCTTTGCTTTTTCTATTTTATCCCTTTCTTTGTAATCTTTTATTTTAGATGTATCATAAGTTCTTAAGTTTCTTACTCTATTTAAGATACAACAATCTCCCATTTCACTATTAGACAGGTTATTTAAGTCATTGAAAAACTCCCACCAATGTAAATATTCCATTTTATAAGGGTCATAACCATAATCATATTTAAAACTACTTTCTATATACTTTTCATCTTGCTTATAGTCCATATCAGGTTCGCCTTGTTGGTTAGATGGTTCATTACCACATAATAAGAACTTTATACCCAATCTCAATAATTCTTCATAATCCTCTTGGTTATTCAAACCCTCTTCACCATAAAGCAAATAAATAATTGCTAGTGTTCTTTCTGCTTCGTAAATGGTATTATCCATAAAGACTTCATTACATCGAATAGCAACTCTAAAATCAGTGTTTAAATGATATATTTTCCCATTTGCTTTTACACTTGTTGGATAAGTCATTATTCAAGCACTTCTTCTTTTGCTTCTACATTGTATTTGTCTTTTAGTTCTTTAGTTATGTTATCCTTTGTTACATTTAAGTGTGGCAATATTTGTTCTTCAATATAATCTCTAATAATCATAATGCTATCCATATCAAAACTACCACCATCTAATACTTTATCAATAGCACCTTTTCCTAAAAACATTTCAAATGCATTCGTTTGCTTTTTTAAATATTCCTTTGTTATTTCGTATAATCTTTTTTGATTATTAGTCATAATACTATTTTTAGGTTGAAAATCTTGTTGTTTATTTATAATTATTTTTTGATTATTATACCATTCTGTATTTTTTGTTAATAAATTATGCATTTCATCATATCTACCAATTAATTCAATATCCTTTAAATTAAATACTAAATCGTTTCCTGTGTATTCTCCATTTTCCCTATAAATCTTTATTGTTAATAAATTTGTTTTGTTTTTTAATACTAATTTCTCTTCCATTTTTACTACCTCCTAAAAAAAATAGAGCGAGAGCGATTTACTCGCCTCGCCCTTTACTTATATTATAAACTAGCAGTTGGTGTGAATGTTGGTACTCCATTTGCAAGGGTTACTGTTCCTTGAATGGGGTTAGAATAATCTATGTCATAGCCAAGAACTGCATCCTCACCTAGCCAACTTGTAATAGTTATTAATATATCGTATCTTGTTGCTTTGTATGTACCTGTTGATACACTTTCAGTTGTATCTACTTCTAGGTATTGTGTATTTGAACTAATTGCCAAGTCTTTAAGATTTTTCAAATATGGGTACATATCATCACCCTTAAAACATCTTTTTCCACTTATTGATGAACTTATTTGATAACTTTTGAATGTAGTTATTGCAGTTCTTTTTGTTATATCTTTGTAAGTATCTTTTTGTGGGTTAAATGCCATTTCAAGACTTTCAACACCAGTTCCTTCTCTTGTCCAAGTAGGGTTTGATGTTTCACCACTTGTTGTTGCAGTGTTTATAAAGTCATAGAATTGGTCTCTAAATAGTTGTTCCATTCTTTTCCTCCTTCTTCAATTCTCGTTTTAGCATTACTAAATCTTTTGTAGATAGAGGCTCGACAAAACCTTGTTCATTTAAAGCAACAATGTTTTCATATGATAAGTTTTTAATTTCATCGCCTTTTAGGATATATTCCCCACGATAGAAAAAATCTTTACTCGCTATTATCTTCATTGTTTACCTCCATCAAATATGTTACTTGTATTTGTATATTAAATATTGCAGTGTTTGTGTCTGCTCTATTAAGAGTTCCACAATTTAAGCATTCTATACTTAAAATGCCATCAACACTTGGCAATATACCTTTTCTATTGTTCTTTTCGATTAAATCTTCAAACCTTTCAAAAAAGCCTATATTATTTAAGTTATTTATTGTATCTTGTGAATATTCTTTCCTACTTCTAAATGAATAAACATCCCTTTTAACTTTAGTTCCATTTATCCAAGACCTTACTATTGTTTGTGTTGGTATTTTATCTAAAGAATAATCTCCAACATTACCAAGCATATCTGCATTGATTTGATATTCCTCATTGTCTGTAAGAGTATCTAAAATATCAAATAAATAAAGTCTTAATGCTTCTATTCTTGCCATATTACCCTCCTATACCATAATCAACAAACATTTGGACTTCTTTAACAACATCTTGCATTTCTGCACTCACCATTTGTCTATCCCAATATGGTCCTGTACCCGGTGTTGTATAATTTTCAGGGTTTATCTTATGTGAACCATCTTCTCTTTGACCATAGTATTGATAATAAGCATAAGGTGCCTCATAAGCAATATAATCACTGCCAATATCAACATCAGTTCTTAAATCACCATAGTCCATTGGAACATATTTATCCATATATCTGTAGCAAGTATTTGTAAAAAACCTTTGAACTCTTCCATTTGGGTCAATGCCTAATTCGGCTTGTATTACACTAACAGGTTTTAAGTTTAACTTAACATCAAACATTATTTACCACCTAAATGTATATGTGGTTGAGTTCCAAAGTCATTTACATTAATATTCGTTATATTGTAGACTTGATAATTTTTTAAATCTTGTTGTGTTTCAATATCAGTAGAAAGAGTGCTTTCTACTATAATGTCGCCAATTGAAAAGTTATCTATATTGATACTTTCAGATAATGGTATTCTTACCTCCACTTTGTTATTAGGGTCATACCCATCATTAACAATAGCACTCTTACCACCGAAAAACCATACATTCTTATAATTGAACCTAGTCCATTTTTCAAGTCTAGTTTGTTTATCGAATGTCTTATGATATATTGTTACACTATTATTTGTTATCATCTAACACCTCTATATAAGTAAGGTGTCCCATCATCAAGACTACAATTATTTAGCCAATCACTAACTATACCTTTTATTTCACTTGCTTTGCCATTTATTTGCTCTTTTGTCATTGTTTGATAACTTATACTATAACCATCAATACTTTCACTAGAAATGGCTTTATTGCGTGTTAAATCGGTATCATAACTTTTTAGTGCAGTTATTAAATTAAACATACACATCTTAACTTCGTTTTTTTGGCTTTTTAGGTCTTTTAATCTTCCAAATGTATATTTGTCTATTTGTTTCCTTGCTTCTAACTCCAATAAATTAAAAGGCATTAGGTCTAAAGTGCCACCTAAACCTCTATATTCTTCGTGGGTTAGATATTGTCCACTAAATTCCATTAATGCCTCCTAATCTTATAAACTTACACCTGTTGCAGGGAACTCGGCAACTACTACTTTTGAGTTATCTGTTAGAGCGGCAACATAATGTTCATCTGCTCCAATTAATGTAGTATAATTGCTTAACTCTCTTTGTGTTTCTAGGTTGATATCTCTCTTTAAGTAAATAGTTACTGCAGGAATATCGTCTCCTGTTTGGTCTTCAGGTCTTAATTCTACAATTGGGTTTAGGAATTTTGTTCCTGCTTCATTTCTTGCTTTTTTACTTGGAACAATTCTTGTATTTGCTATCATTCCAATTTCACCTTTCATAATAACATTATTAGGGTATTTGTCATTAGAAATGAAGTTTGCGTCCTTTCTTAAACTAGATACTTGTTTAGGGTGAATAAACATAACCTTTTCAACATTTTCTTCTTCATTTAAAACATCAATTGCATTTACAACTTCATCATAAGAGATACCTGTATTTGCTCCTACATATTTTAATTGTGCTCCTAGTAATTCAGTCATAACATCGTTATCAACTTTACTAGCGATTGATTTAGCAAGTTGTGAATTTGTTTCCCCTACAGGGTTTCCATATCCACTTAATACTGCTTCATCAGTTAGTTCTACTTGTTTAACTGCTTTCTTGATTGTATATTCTGCAGAAGTTGTTTCAAGTTTAGTCTTGTCTGCAGTTACTCCTTCTGCTAGGTCTTCTGCGTCTCCAATATATTTATATTTTGGGACCGTTATTGTACTACCGGGTCTTCCTTGTAGTGTAGTATCAATTTTTGCAAATGGTGTTGCCACTATTGCTTTTTCAATTTTGGCACTAATCATTGGTGCCATTACTTCAGGGTCTATTAACTTCTCTAAATAAGTTGTTCCTGTTGCCATTTTTTAGTTTCCTCCTTAATTACATATTATTATATTTGTTAAATAACTCAGGGTTAGTTTCTTTAAGTTCCAATCTTTGCTTATATCCCATCTTATCAAAATCATTCTTTGAAACTACGTTTTCTACGTTTTCATCTATGCTTGGCATATCAACCATCTGATTTGGGTTAGCAAATATACCACTTTTGTCCTTCGTTATTTCCTCGAATAAATCTTTAGCAGATTTACCCTTGTTTGCGTCATCATTCAACGCACTTTTGATTTCATTTACAATTGCTTCTTTAGTAAAGTCATTTACAAATTTCTTATCTCCAATTGCTTGGATAACATTGTTTGTTAGAACTTCATCATCTTTTCTTGCTTTTTCTTTAGCAAGTCTATCCTGTTCTTTGGCTTCCATATCGGCTATTGTGTTTTTAAGACTTTCCATTTCATCAGACTTTGGAGCCTTTTCTATTTGAGCCTTAAGTTCCTCAATAGTGTTCTTATTCTCTTCAAGTTGAGATTTGTATTCGTTTTCTATTTTGCTTTTCTCGGTATTTATGTATTCCCCGTGTTTAGCAATAATATTTTTAATCTCCTCTTTAGATAATTTGTATTTTGTTTCTCCTAATTCTAATGCTTCTAAAAAATCTTTCATATATTTCCTCCCATAGATTTTTTCAAGTGGTCAACTCCACCATAAGAATTTAATATAAAGTTGTCCATCACAACTCTAAATAAAGTATAACATACAATAAAAAAAAGTGCAAATGGCACTTATTTTTTCTTTGGTTGAACCTCTATTACTTTAATGAATGATTTTTTTAACTTGTTCCCACCATCTAAATACTCACACATCTCCTTAGTGCATTCAAAAGTATCACCCTCAAATAGTTTACCTTCAAAATCTACGCATTTTCTTTTTAAGTTCTTAATCTTATGAAAATCTTTTAAATTAAAATCTTCTATTACTTCTACTTTAATCATAAAAACCTCTTTTCTCATAATCTATTTCTATACCCTCTTTTTCAAAAAATGGCATTATATTTCTACACCATTTACCTTTGAATAGTCCTGTTGGTACCCAAGTTTCATATCCCCAATCAATTATATGGTCGCCACTATTTATTAAGTAGTCATAACCTCTATTATCTTGGTTCATTTCAACGTCCCAAGGGTCGCTATCTCTTGATAAAACATCTATTAGTTTATCTCTTTGCCATAAGCCACAATTTATACACACTTCATAATCACTTCCGTGTTGCCTTTTTTTAAAGCCTTTGTATGGTGTTTCTTTATCATTACTATCCCAACTCTTTTCAAAGCAAAATGTTGCTATATTGCCTTTTAAATGCTTACTAGCATATGTAATTCTTTTCTTATCAACAGGTTGTCTTATAAAAAAGTCATCCATAATAATTAAGATTTGTTCATCATCTATTTCTTTAAGTGTCTCTCTTATTCTTTTAGTCCACACTTCTAGTGGATAATTTTTGCATATTGTTTTGTAATAAGGGTTTTGTTTTGTCTCCATAGCATATATTATTTCAGGATGGCTAGGATAATACTTCTCCATACAATGATGAAATGCGTCAAATATTTCTTCGTTCTTATCACAACTTAATACTAATATTTTCAACTTATATCGCCTTGTTCTTTTTCCCAAGTTAAACTACCAACTCTATTTGAATTATATATATATAAAACTTTGTCAGTATAATATCTTGATTTCACTCTTTTTTCAACTTCTTCTTGAAAAGGTACATCATTGCAATGTCTTATATTTTCATCAAATAAAGGTATCATATCTCTTTTATATAAACTTCTCCAAGGCGCACAATTGCTTGGCTTTCTTACTATTTGATGGTTATGTTTATCTATCCAATCTAAATAGATTAAATCGCTATCAGTATTATCTATTGCTTTTAATAATGTTTCTATATAATCTTCAGTTATTAAATCATCGCTATCAATAACTCCAATGTATTTCCCTGTTGCTTTTTTTATTCCTGTATTCAATGCTACAGAATTTCCCATATTTTTTTCTAAATGTATAATCTTGATATCTTCATCGTACATATCTAATCTTTTTTCATTACATCCATCATCTACTAAAAACACTTCTACATCTTCGTTTAATTGTGGTATTAATACACCCAATAATTCTTCAGTTAGTTCATATGTATTGTAATATGATATTACAATAGAAAGTTTCACCATTGCTTATCCCCTCCATCTAAAACTTCTTTTTTTGTTAATTCTAGTCTATGTTCCAGTATTTCATCAATTAATGGGTCCTGTCCTTTATAAGTTAAGTAAAGTTGCATTGTATCTGCATAGTGTCTTATCGTTGATGTTTGCCACAAAATATTGGCTCTTTGCGTTGTTACTGATTTTAGGTTTTCCTTATTCCATACATAAACCATATCTTTTAAGCAATTGAATGTCTCCATATTAATACATATCTTACAATGTTGGTTTTTATCTTCCTTTAATGTGCCTTCGTTGTATAGACATTCTTGTCTTGTAGCAAGTTCTTTCTTAATTACCTTCCCACAACTTCCACTCCAACCATTCATTGCTTCATACTTATCAGTATAATCAGGAGTAGAACTTTCGATTGTTTTACCTTTTTTGTATTCTGCTATACCTACAAATAATACATCAGGCTCACTTTGAAGTTTATTATTTATTTTTTCAAGTGAATATTCATCATATAGCCAATCATCACTATCTACATAGTAAACATAGTCTACATCCTCGCTTAAATGTAAATATGCTTCGTTTCTAGCACCACCATTGTATCGTTTTTGTTTTAATTGCACTACTTTAAATCTTGTATCTTCCCTTAATACATTTACGCAATCAAAACCACACAATTCTTTTTTTAAATAATTAGCATAAGTTTTATTTGCTATTTCTACACTATTGTCGGTAGACATATCATCAACAAATATTATCTCAAAGTTCTTATAACTTTGATTAAATATACTATTTAAGCATTTTTCTATTGTATGCTCATAGTTATAGTTTGGAATAATTATTCCTATTTTAAAGTATTTCTTTTCAGGAAGACTTTTCCAATCGTCATCAGTTACTTTTGCTCGTTTCATACAATCTATGTTATAGTCAGTCAAATTTATATCTGCATATTCAAATTCTTTGTATTGAACACAATGCAATCTAGTCCCCATTAAATCTTCTAATTCTTCATCATCATATAAATAAATATATCTATTCCCATCATCCTGTGCTACTTGATATGAATTTTTGTCTACTGCTATTACCATTTTCTACCTCTTTAGATAATTTTACCATACAAATAAAAAAAGAGCAATTTGCTCTTATTTTACCTTCCTTTGATTTCCCTTTGTAGATATTGTTAATGCTTCTTCTATCGTCCAACCACGTTTCAATCTATCCTTAAACGTTGTTTGACTAACACCATATTTTTCACACCATTGTTTGCTTGTCTTTGTGATGCCGTTAATTGTATAAAATACATTGTTCGTTCGATGATTAGCCTGTTCTTTGTTGGTTATCCATCTACAATTACTTGGTTCATAGTCTTTGTTATTATCAATTCTATCTAATGTCAATTCATCAGTATAACCATTTTCCATAGACCAATTATAAAATTTTATAAAACCATCTATATGTTTCCATTCCTCACACACTTTAATTCCTTTTCCACCATAATTTTTATATTGATTAGTTGTTTTATAATAGCATCTACAATACATACTATGCCAAATCCTATGTATTCGTGTTTTTGACAATCCGTGTTTTGGATTACCATTATGATGTCCTTTGCTCATTTATACCTCCCACAACAAAGTATTAGGGAAGTGGTTGTGGCACTCCCCTATATATAATTATAGCATATTTTAATTAATTTTCCAAGCACATCTCATAACTCTATCACTTGGGTCAAATGTGTCATAAATAATTCCATCAATAATA